CTAAGTCAAAAGTGATGATGGGTTTGCAAATACAGCGACAATTGGGTAAATCTGCGGGTAATCCCCGTACTTCGTTTCCATACATCATACCAATATACGGAGGATCGTCAAATGAATATTCATTACCTGACATTTTGACATGAAGCGGTCTCGGCTCTTTTCCCCCTCCTGAATGAATCCAAATAAATTTCTTAACTCCTAGAGCTTTAAGCCTAGTCGTGTTAATTGATTGGTAAGCCTTACGAGTTTGATCGAGGGCTACATTCTTGGCATGACGGACATTCCCATGATATTTCTTTGTGAGAAAAGGCACAAGGTCTTGTAAGCCATTTCCAGTAGTAATACTTCTCATAACAGCACCTTGAACCTCTCCAATGTACTTTTGGGGTATGAGTTTGATTAAATTGCTGGCTTCTAGAGTGCTTGCCTTGATTACGTCTTGAAGTACAGCATCACTAAATGAAGTGTTGATAGTGAAATCTTTACTAGCATCTTTAAGAGACATTCCTAATGTGATTGAGGAATTACGAATAGTTCTAGAAATCATGCGATCTACAGATCGTTTTGCTAGTTTGTCAAATCTTGTTGTCCATTTTTTGAGCAAATAGTTCAAAATAATCCTAGATTGACTAGATGTAGAAGCATCCATTGCAGAACCAAAATTAGTTTCTTTAAAGGTACGCTCTATCTCTCGCTTTACGTCACGATACATTAAACCCACCAAATCAACGATAGGTTTGGCAAAATCAGCAGAAATTCCAGCATTAGGTCTTAAAGCTCCACCAATCAAACCATTTTTAGGATCAGGCTTTCTAATTGACTTCATTTAGCTTATTTTTTATAAAGATTATCTAAATGTTTTTTGGCTGAATTTGAATGTTGTTTAGCTAGGTCTAATTTGCCTTCTTTTTCATAAGCCCTAGCCGCTTCCATGTGAGCATGAGCCGCTTCTTTTGGGTTATTTAAACCATCTAAAACAAAAGCTTTTTCAGCTTTAACAACAGATCCAAAATCTTTAGCGTCTTCCACTTTATTAAATGGCTGTTCTACGTTTTTTGATTTTTCTTGAGAAGTTTCAGTATTTTGTTGAGGCTTATGAACATTACCAAAATGCTCTAAAGCTCTACTCTTGGAAGAAAATCCACTAGCACTATATTCTCTGCCTTCATGCGATTTAACATTATGTTGTTCAGCAGGAATGCTTACACCCCATTGAGTTGTTTCTTTATGACTTGCAATTTTTCCATTAGCACTCTTATTAAAAGATTTAGTGCCTGTTCCTGAAGATACAGTCCCAGCCTCTTTGCCCTCATGAAGAATGGTATGTTTTTCTTTATTTGTAGTTTCGCCAGTAGAACTTGAAACCTTATTACTTCCTACTGTTTTATATTCATTACCTTTGGCAGAAGTAAATTTACCCTTTTTTAGAGCCGCAGGACCTTCTTTTACATTTCCCTTGCCATCAATAAGGACATGAGCACCATTAACAGTAATCCACTGTTCATCAGCATCTAACGCATCAGTTACTCTATCAAAAGGCTGTTCTTCTCCACCATCAGGATCATCTTCGGGATCATCTTCAAGGTCTTCATCATTAGGACTTTCTTCCATGATGCCTAATTCGTTATAACCACTTTGTTTATCAGTAGCAATACGTTGACGCTCATCTTCACTAGATAAAGCACCTGATTGGATAAGAATTGCAGAGGTTTGAGCTTTAGTAAAGTTAGTAGCCGCTAATTCTTCAGCAGTAGGAGTATCAAGAGGCAACCAATTCAAGGTTGTTTCTACATCCATTGCGCCCAATTTAGGAATTACATACGCTTTCATTACTAAAGCATGATGCCGTTCAGCCAATGGAGTAAGGTCATGGGTTTGTATTGATTCCAATAGCTCGTGATAGCTTGCTTCCTCATAATCACCTGAAGAATTGAATCCTTTAGGAGAAGTTCCAATCAATTTAGTGGCTGGTACTCCAGCAATAGCGGCAACAAGCTGATACTGAGTCATGATTAAAGCATCCATATCCCCAAGAGAAGTATCGAATTGCTCGAATTCATCCCCTTCTTTATCGCCTAGCTTGACACCAAAGTTATCTCGATATTGTGACCATTGTTGAAGTCTCTCAATAGCGGCATTAGAATTTGACATAACAGCTTCCATGTCTGTTTTCCAAACAGTTGTACGCTTAGTCATTGCTAATTGTGGTGCTTCATTGGCTGTACGCTCAGAAGCGTAAACCCGTTCCATAATCTGCTGTGAAAGTGGAATACCACCATAAAGGTAATTAGGCTTTAATACATCTACTGGTTCTGCATGACGGAAAATGATTAAATGGCTTCTATGAATCTTCTTACCATTAATGATCCACCAAGTAGGTTCGTAGAAATGCAGAGTATCAGGTTGGCTTGCAGAAGCACCATCCAGCATAGGAGCTGTCCAGTACGGATCAACTTGCACAATGCCTTTATACGATCCTGCCGTAATGCCATCAATGTTAAATGGCTTTTCATAATATTCAGGGTCAGTTGACATAACCTTGAACATGGCAATCCGAATACCAAAGATTCTGCCTTTGCGAATGAACTCTCGCATATTCTTTTCAAGGCTCATGGATCGGTCATACCGCTTCATAATCTTAACTACTTCAGGCTCTAACTCATCGCCATCTACGCTGACAATGTTATATCCCTTACGAATAGCATCATCGGCTGGCATTGCACAGGCTTTGTTCACTAACCAGTTTTGAGCAATAATTCCACATAGCTGTGAGCCAATAAACCCTTGCGAGGAATACCATCCCACTAATGCTTCACTAATTGAATTGTTTAAAGTGTTGTAAGCCTTAAATTGTGGAAATCCATCGCTGGAATCATCTTGAGCATATTCGCCTGTAAAAATAGGCTGTTGTCTTTTTAAATCAAAAATACGTTCTACTAAATCAAAACGCTTTTCAGGCTTGTCATAATCTACATGAGTGCTGAACAAGCTCGTTCTAGGAACAGGCTCTTTTGGTTCTTTTTTTACTTTGGGTTTTTTGAACCAATTAAGCATATCTGCCTTATTCAAAGAAACTTCTTTGATGAATCAATGAGGTATTAATTGTGATGTTTAATAAATTATTCATAACAACTAATTAAATTTATAGTCTATCTTTAATTACATTTTACATGAATCTACTATTTTTCGATCTTTTTGTAAAGCAAATAAAAATCATTGTAAAGATTCCCCGAAGGGTCAGGTTACGTTTATCCTGCGTCAGAAAAAGGAATTAACTGACCGATTGAAGCCAATATTAATCCATCAATCATCTTCATGCAATTTTCTCTTTAACCATTTCTAATAAATCTTCTTCACTTATACCCCAATACTTTGTAAATCCTTTATGTCCAAGAGCGTGAATACTGGAATCTCCAAGCCTGTGATGGATAGCGCATAAAGGGATAACAGGGGCGAGACTTCGTTTTCCTCCGTATCTGCGGATGTGGTGCATCTCGACTGGAGAATCATCTGTTTCTCGTATGCCGTTGCATTGGCACAGAATACAGCCCAATCTCGCCAACTTAGCATAATTGTCCTTTTCAGCTTTTGTCATCCAAAGAAACTTCTTCTAGGTACTAATATTTCTGAGAACGCTCTTGCAAGAGCATCTACTTGGTCATCATTATTGCCATTAGGGAACAATCTCATTTCACTTGTAAGAGCCATATTCCATTCTCCACGCAAAATCATTACGTTTCCAATGTTTACTTGAGCCGCAAAAGGTTCAGCTCTTGTGACTTTATCACCCGATTCAGGTGAACTCTTGACGTTATATCCAGCCAATTCTCTTGTTAAATAGATTACTTGGGTCTTTCCAGCTTGACCGGGGTCTTGCGGAATACTAATTTTTATTGCTTTGGTATCCATTGCGGCTGTATTCATCATGGCTTTATCTCGCTCATCAGGACCACAGCGTAAACGAACAATGTCAGCAATGATGTATCTACCATCAGGCATTCTGCCTAATTTAGCTCCTACTGTGTAATCCCCATCCGTTGTGCTGGCTAAATCCCATGCCCTGCACCATTTAATATCAACACCAGCAGGGATAGCATCTATAACTTGCAATTGGTCAGGCTTAAACAATCCACCTTTAGAAGGTGAAGGTTTTTGCATATATTGACCTGAAAACACATAAGGATTGGCTTCTTCCATCCTATGTAAGTCTTCAATTGTATGTTTAAAGTCCCATAGAGCTGTGTCATCATCCCCAATAGCAGGAATAATGATGCTTTCCCATTCCTCACCATTGCCACCAGACTGTAGAAATCCTGACAAATCCCCTTCATGGAGTCTTTGCATAATGATAATAATAGGTGTCTCAGGACTATTGCAACGTGATTCAAGGGTGTTTCCAAACCATTCAATGACGTTATTACGCATTGTGTCGCTATGAGCTTCATCTGCTTTGTGCGGATCATCAATGATAATTGCTCCACCAAAGCCCGGTCTCATTTTTCCAGCACCAAAGCCAGTAATCGTGCCTCCTGCACCAGTAGCATAGACAACACCATTTTCAGTTGTACGCCAATCTGACTTTGAATTGCTATCCCAACGAATATGAACATCAGGGAATATAGCCTTGTACTCCATGCTTTCTACCATCATTTTGGCATTGCCACTATTGTTTGTAGCTAAAGTACCTGAATAGGATGTATGAATAAACTCTGCATCAGGACAATGCCCAATTGCCCATGCTATGAAATTAACTACAGCAAGCTCGGTTTTTGAATATCTTGGCGGTATGTTGATAATGAGTCTTTTGCACTCACCCATGTACACACGAGTAAGAGCATCGCAAATTACCTTGTGATGCCAGTTATCCTTCCATTTATAGTTCTTACGCTTCTTGAACATATATTTAGAAAAGAAGTGAAAGTTATCACGACATTCCACATAAAGAGCTAATCTTTGTGCTTCATCCATCAATATTCTTCAAGAATCTCTTTTCTAGCCTTCAAGTATTCTTCAATGGATACATTACAAGCGACCAATGGACCACCATTTTCCCCTGTGATTTCAATGGCTTGTGCGGCTTCTCTCCATTTTCCTCTTGTTTTCATCCAAAAGATTTGAGCAGATACATTGCCATTGATAGCTTGGTTATAGAGTGCTCCACCTACTGCGGCTGTTGCCTTTGCGCTTCCAAGGTCTAATTCTTCTCTGAAATATAAGTTAAGAGTCGCTAACCCAATACCTTTTCCAGTTTCAGGATTAATCACCATACGACAAATTTGATCTTGAGGTGTTCCTACTGCGGCTAATTGAGATACCTGTTGTTTTTGTTTGTCTGTGGGTTCAAAAGGTGGGTGTCCAGCTTTTTCCCGTTTTTGTTTAGTTGTCATATTTATCCTATAAGGCTAAGAATATCCTCATGTGGTTGTCCTTGCTTATGGACTGGATGAGTTGTTTCCATGTGGCTTTTGAATTTATCCCAATCTCTGCGGAAAAATGGCTCAAAAATAATTCCTGACTTTATTGCTTGTTTGTAATTCATCCAACCCAATTTATCTCGATGTCTGCAATGAACCATCATGTGGCATCTAAAGCATAAGTGGAACGCATCTGTTTTTCCTGCTTGGAATGGTTCGCTGTAATCTTCAGCGTGAGCATCCATAATTCCTTCATCTTGACCACAAGCGCAACAAACTGTTGGCTTTGGTAATCTAAATGATGCCCATTGTTGATTAAGCCATGCTTGTGCTTTATTTCTTTGAATAGGCGTAAAGCCATTGTAAGATTTCATATCTTCCTCAAATACGCTACATTTTTATGAATCTTAATCACTTTGTAATGTTTTGACACTAGCTGGCATTCATCTTCCAATGATGCCAACGCATTAATCGCTGTTTTAGTGGCTATTCTGCCTTCAATAAAAATCTCTTGAACTCCTAATTGAGATAATAATTCTATGAATACTTGTCCAAACTCTATGTCATTTCCAAACAATTCAGGGAAACAACGTCTTGCAACTAATGTATCTATTTTAAACTTTTTTATGATCTGAGCAAGTTCTTTTAGCGTTTCAGGCAATATATTTAGACATATCAATTGAACATCAATGCCCGAAAGACTGGCTAAACTGACCGCTGTTTCATCAGCATCCACTCCAATAACATCATAAACAAGGTGTTGTTTGATTCTTTGAGCAAGCAAACCAGTAGAACAGCACAAGTCTAAAAAACTTTTTCCTTTGCTATAAGCCAATATGGCATGAAAAATATCATCATGGATTGCTGGAAATCGTTTTCCAGTTTTCCACGTTACAAGGTGCTGTTCAGAGTTGAATCTCATTTTTTGTCATTCTTACTTTCATGGGGATACCAAGCCTTAGAATATTTGTAATCTTTAATATTTTTCATCTTGAATACTCCAT